GCCGGGCGCTGTGCGGCGGCGGCTGCAGCGGGCGCGGCAGGCGGCGCGATGCCCAGCGCGCGGGCGTAGTCGGGCTGGTCCGGTTCGACAGCCAGCTTCACCACGTTCTTCAGCTCGCCGCGCCCGTCCTTCTCAATGTCGATGCGGGCGACGAACTCCAGACCATCGAGCTCGTGGAAGCCCTGGATACGGCGGGCAGCGGCCGCCTGCGGCGAGTGGTCCTGCGGGCGCACGTTGCGTGCGGAGTTGAGTGCTGCGCGCACGAAGCTGCGGCCCATGTTCCCCCAGGCTGAGCCCTTGGGGCTGTGCAGGCCGACGTTGCTCCACATCTTGCGGCGGGCGTACTCGCCCTCCAGCACGACGAATTCGCAGGCGAGGTAGACCGAACCGGTCTCGAAGCTCTGGGTGGCGAAGCCGCCCACCCAGCCTTGCGCCGGGTCGTCATAGCCGCCAGGCTTGATCGTCATGCGCACGCGGGCGACCGTCCCCTTGGGGATCAGGTCAAAGGACTGCTGTTGGTCAGCGTCGTTGAAGTCGTTCCAGGCGGTCATGGCTTATTCCTTGTTCGTGTTCGGGATGCGGGTGGCCGCGGCGCACTTGTCGATCAGCGCGCGCAGATCGGGCGGCTCCAGCACATCGAGCTGGCCGGAGCGGTCCTTGGCCGGGTAGCCGTAGGGATTCAGCGTGTGGGTGACGAAGGCGCGATAGACGCTGCCGTCCTCGGCCTTGATCTCGGCCAGCGTCACCACCTCGTCGACGATGCCGGGCAGCTCGGCCGCGGTCTTGGCGCCCTCGATCTGGGCGACGAACACCTTGCGATTGAAGTCGTCAACCCTCTCATCGAGGATGGCCACGAACACGACGTGCTTGCCGCGGGCGTGCTGCAGGTGGGTGAGCGCTGTCAGCATCTCGGTGCCCAGCAGCCCGTAGGCGCCGCGCGTGTCGGGCTTGCCGGTGCGCTCGGAGATCGCCTGCGGCTGGGCCTTGGCCCAGATCAGCGCCAGCCGGGCCAGCACCGTGATGCTGTCGACGAAGTAGGTGTCGTACTTGGCGAGTTGCGCCGGGTCGCCGTAGCGCTCGCAGACGTGGCGGTGGTGCGCCTCCGAAAACGGTGCCTCGGGCGGCAGCGCCGGATTCGGGCCCGCCAGGAACACGACCAGGTCTCGGAACTCGGGCCAGGTGGTCGGCCGCACGCAGTCGCCGCGCCAGTCTTTGACCGCGAGGTCGCCAGCCTCGAGGTCGACGAACAGGGTCGTCGCCTCGGGCAGGGTCTTGAGCTGGCTGGTCTTGCCGATGCCGCTCTTGCCCAGCAGCACCAGCTTGACGCCTTGCTTCTCGCGCAGGCGCTGGTCGGCGGTGATGATTGGCAGCCCCATCACGCCACCTCTTTGAGCTGCTCGGCGACGGCCGGGTTCCAGAGGATCTGGTAGCCACTGTGGCCGTTGCGCGAGAACGGCATGGCCTCGGCCCAGGCCTCGCCGGCCTCGGTCAGCTCCCACTCGTCACGCTCGTTGCGCAACTGCAGGCCGTGCGCGGCCAGCAACTGGTTCGTGGTCTTGGCCGAACGGTTGATCAGCTTGCCGAGCTGGGTGGCGTTGAGGGCGCAGACCGGCTCATTGGCAGCCGGCAGCGCGCGGCGCAGGGTCTCGACGGCCAGCCCGGTGTTCTCGTGGATGCAGGTGAGCGTCGCGGCCATCGCGATGCCGGCCTTGACGCCCGGCACCTTGGCCACCGCCTCGCCGATCAGCAGGATCGAGGAGACGCGGTCCTGCGTCGGCGCGGGAAGCGTCGGCAGCGCGCCAGCAGCAGCGTAGGTGCCGGACTTGCGGATGGCAGGCAGCACGTCGTGCGTGACCCAGCGCTTGAAACGCTTGGCCTCCGGCTTGCGGCTGCCGAGCACCAGGCTATACAGGCCGGGCTCGTTCACGACGGTCATGTCCTGGGCGCCACCGGGGGTGTGAATCGAGTTCACACCCTTCTCGTCGTCATCGAGACGTTCGAGAGCCTTGCGGTCCAACGTCAGCACCGCCAGAACGTCGGCCGCGACGAACAGGGGCTCGCCCTGATTGCTTGTGACGACTCGGACCTGACGGCCTTCGAAGTCGAATGGGATCAGTTCGGTGCTCATGATTCACTCCTCCGAGACGAGGGCCAGCCGGAAGGACGGCTTGCCGGGCTTGACAGTGCGGGCGGCCTCGAACTGCTCGCGCAGCGCGGTCGGCCAGTTGTTGAATCGGGACTCCGAGACGGAGAACTCGACGTCGAGGTAGTCCTCGATGCGCTCGCCGGAGGCGGCGATGCGCTGTGCGATGGCCGCGAGTTGCGCCTGGTCCCAGGACACGCGCTTGGGCTGGTCCACGGTGACGCGCAGCGGTCCGTCGCTCAGGTGGATGACGCCGAAGTCCTTGCCGGCCGCCACCCGCGTGCTGCGCGCCTGTTCGCCATAGGCGGCGTCGAGGGCCGCATCGAACTTCGTGCGGGCCTTCTTCAGCCAGTCGAGGGCTTCGTCGAGGTTGCGGGACAGCTCGGCCTTCTGCTCGGGCGGCAATGCCGCCAATTGGCCGACCGACATCGCGGCGACGTCGGCAGGCAGAAGGGTCAGATCGCTCATGGCCGCCTCCCTCACTGGTACGCCCGAGCGAAGGTCGAGTAGCGCGAGACGCGCCGCTCGAAAGCCTCGACCTCGGAGATCAGGTAGGAGACGCGCGCCCCGAGCTTGCAGAAGACCGGGCCGAGCTGCTCCTGGCGCCAGCGGCGCAGGGTCTTGACCGACAGGCCCCAGCGGGCGGCGAGCTCATGCTCGTTGAGGGCGAGGCGGACTTCGCCCTCGGATTGCGTCCAGCGCGCCGGTGCGCGGCGCTTCTGAACAGATGGGACTCCGTGATTCACGAGACGTGCTCCTGTGTAGTGAAAGGGCACGTCTCATTCTTCGAATCGATCTGTAGGCCGTCCGCCGGTGTTCTGTAGGTGAACCGTAGGTCGGCGCCAGAAGCAAAACGGGCTGCCAGTGAGGCAGCCCGTCTCGACGAAACGAAAGATCGGCAGTCAGACCAGCAGCATCCAACCTCGCGATTTGTCGGGCGGGTGGCCGATGTACTGCTTCCAGGTATCCCCAGTGAAGAGTGCGCCTGGAGACTTGCTGGCCATCCCTTCGAACAGGGCTCCTCCGGTCACGATCGGGTTGCCGGCGCGGTTTGCCTTCAGCAAGCGATCCGCCACCATCACCTGCTTGCCGCCTACGAGTGGGAATGGCGGCTTGCCCGGGATGATGAGCGTCGCGGTCTCCTTGCCTACGATGTCACATGTGATGCGCAAATCAGGGAGGTTCGCGGCGGCGGCGCGCTGTCGCCCGTCGCGCAGCATCTGCATCAAGCGTGGCTGATCGACGGTGATTCCTTCCTCGCCCAATTCGAGGATGTCTCCGATCTGCACAACGACGTTTGCGCCGAGGAATTCGGGACACTTCTCAGTGGCCGTCAGCACCACGCCCCAGCCGGCCTGGCCGTCCCCACGCAGACTGCTGTCCACCGCGGCGATGGCATCCAGCCGATCAAGCCGGCGTGCCAGATGAACCGGCACTTCCTCGTTGCCGTTTACCAGCGTGCCCAACTTGACCACGGGGCCGGCCGACCGTGGCGTTCGTCCCATGCGCATCGCACCGCGAAGCCCCTTGATGATCCGCTCAGTCAACCAGTCGCGCTTGATGTCGAAACGCTCCGCCTCGGCGGGATCGACCGCGTTCAAGTGACCGGTATCCGGATCGTCGTACACGAGCCGACCATCCAACGATCGCACTTGCGCCTGGAACGCGGTCCCGTCATCGCGCAGACGCGTCACGGAGGAGGCACGAGATTTGGGGACGAGGAATCCGCCCGCGCGTAGAACATCGACGTCTGCGCCCCAACCGGCAAGCTCGGCACGAGTGACGTTGGCATCATCAGATTCGTACAAGCGCAGCATTGCGCCGAACTGTCGTCCCTCATTGGCGGCATCCAGCGGCGCGACCGATCGGACGATGCCGAATGCTTCCAGCACCGCGTAGCCCAGTTCACGGTCGCGCGGGTCCTGGCGACTTGCCAGATTGCAGCGGTTGGGCGAACTCAGCGTGATCGGAAGATTCACTTCCTTGCCCTCTCGCTGGAACCGCATGTTGATCACCACCCGGCTGATCAACGCCGCCCGCCTAAAGATGTTGTTATCGCCGAGCATGGCGTGCGCAGCGGTCTCGATGTCGTCGTCCTTGTCGACCTTGACCACCACGCGGCGCTTGAGGTTCTGCGGTCGTGCCTCCGTTTCGACGACACGCACATCAAGGATGCCGAGGCTCTCGACCTGCGCCAGTGACAGGTGCAGCGAGCGGTAGAAGCGCTCCAGGTTGTACTGCCGCAGCGACATCGGTCGATCCGACAGGTCTGATCCGGTCGCGACCTCGGCGAACGCGGCCGCGATAAGCGGCCGTTCGGCCGATTCTTGCGCGAAGACCTCGATGCGCTTCTCATCCGGTTGGAAAAGCAGCGTGGCTTCGACAGGTGGCTTGTAGTGGATCGGCTGCAGCGACAGATCTGGCAATGTGTTCTGCACGCTATTCGTGGCCCCGGCGTGCCGGATCAGGAACATGTGCAAGGAACCGGAGCTGCCGTCTTCAGCGGTCGGCCCGACCTGGAAGTACTGGATCAGGCAAGGTCCGGAGATCTGTAGCTGCGCCTTGATCTTGCTTTCGAAGGCGGCCTTGCTGGTCTCGTTCCATTCGAAGTCTGCCAAGTGGTCACAGTCGACCTCGAAGGCTTCGTAGAGCTTGCCGAAGTTTCGGTAGTGCTCGGCGTAATGGAATCGCTCAGCCTCCTCGAACAGATCGGGCACCCGAACGAGCAGGAACGTCGCACGGCCGAGGTCATCGGTCTGCTCTTCGAACCCGGCTCGAAGACGACCTTCCGCATCGTCGAATTTGAACAGGTCGCGCTCGGCGACTCTGATCGCCGTTGGCCCCTTTCCTTCGGCCAGTGCGATGACCCGTCGGGCGTCCCCTTCGAGCCTAGATTGAGCCTCTGTAGGTAGATTGCGGCAGCCGGCCGACAACTCGCGACGTGCGCTTGCGCAGGTCTGCGCATCGACGCCGTCGATCAGCTGCGCCAGTGCCGAGGTCACCCAGGCCTGGTTGGCAAGCTCGCTGACGCTGCTGCACAGCGTCCGGAGGGCGCCGAGGGATGCAGTCTCAACAAACCGGTGGAATGAGGCAGTGTTCTTGTTCGCCTGGGCCATTCGTTCGTTCTGTTCGTTCAATGGTCCCGTCAGGGGATGATCCCGAGGCGGACCTTCACTTTGATCTCATCGAGCCATTGCTGTCGGTAGTGGCGTGCCATCTGGTCGAGCTGCACTCGGGCGACGCCGGCTTGCTGGGCGAGGGCCTCTAGCGAGGTGACTAGGTCGAGCCAGTCGAGACGCCCGGCAGCGACGATTGCCGCCTTGTCGGCCGTCGACAACAGCAGCTTGGCGGTCGCGGCCAGCCCCTGGCCGTGAAGCCAAGCCAGAAGATGAAGCTCGCCATCGTCTAGGCCAGCACTCGCTGGATGAGCCAGCGCGAAACGGGCGAGCGACCGCTTGTCGACGGCGTGCCGCGCAGCCAAACCCTCCACCAGAACGTCCCGATCCACCGCGACGTGACGCGGATCGGCCGGATCACCCGTCAGCGCTTCCTCGACGCACTTCTCGACGGTTTCAACGGAGAAGGTCGAAGTCAGCGCCGACCAGCAACCAATGCGAAAGGCTTCCAGGATGACGTTCGTATCGACGAAGACACGAACTCGGGCGATAGGAGCGGCGACCTGCGGCATTCTGGACGCGCCCTTCAAAGCTCATAGGGCGCAGTCATCGAGTGCTCAGCGAACAGGTCGCCCAACTGCGGCAAGCTCATGCCCACCGCCTTGGCGGCCTTGCGCGCGGACAGGCGACCATGATCGATGGCACGGTGGAGCATGCCGACGAAGGCGGGCGAGAAGCGCCTCGGAGTGCCTGCGACAGACGCACGCTGGCGTTCGCGCCGCAGCGCTTCGCACGCGGCCTGATCGATCCAGCGCATATTGAACAGTCGCCACGCCAGAGCTGTGGGCGCGACGCGAAGCTCAGCAGCGACGTCGGCCAGATGGTCCACGTCGCCGATGCGTCGCTTGTCGATGAGCTGCTCCAGCGACACGGTCGGCATCAGCAGCGCGGCCGCGAAGTTGTTGGCCAACTGCTCGATTCGGCGCGTGCGTCCGCGCTCCTCGAACGAGTTGGACTCGCGGTGCTCAGGCTTCATCGCGTCCCACGTCAACGCGTGGAACAGCTCATGCGCGAGATCGTAGAAGCGCCGCGCTTCGGGCTCGTGGCGGTTGATCAGGATGACGCCCAAATCCTGCAGGTGGCAGGTCGCGCCGGAGATCGCTTCACGGTCGTCGTTCGACAAGGTGTCGACAAAGAGCACCGGGATGTCGAGCTCCTTCTCGACGCTGTCGATCAGGCGCTCAGCCGGGACCTTACCCAGCTTCAGCGCCTCGACCAGATCCTCGGCGCGCGCAATGGCCTCCTCGAACGAAGACTGCATCGTCAGCCGCAGGCTGTGCTTGAGCGGGCTGGTACGCCCCTGCTCCTGCTCACGCAGCCAGCGCAGCAAGCCAATCCACTGCCCCGCGCGCAGCTCGAACTCGTCTAGCTGCTCTTGTTGCAGCTGCGGCTCCGCCCGCCACGAGAACTGCGCTTCGCCCGCGACGACGAACGGATCGAGGAAGAACTCGACGTCGCGGTCGAGCGCGTCGGACAGCACCACAAGCTCATCAGGCAACAGCCGACGCTTGCCGTTCTCCAGGTCAGAGACGCTCTGGCGGTCGTTCAAGCCCAGCAGCTCGGCCAGCCGGTCCTGGTTCCAGCCAGCAGCCTCGCGTGCAGCTTTGACGCGATAGCCGATGAGGCGATGGGACAGACGTTCGAGCATTGGCCGCACTCCGAAAACCGTCATTCTATTCTTGCGAAGCGTATTTCGCAAGTTTGCCCTGCGTTGCCATCCGCTTCGGACCTCCTCGCGGACCATCTGTGACGGTTTCGACTCCCTCGACCCGTCATGAACAACCCCGAACTTCCATCTCCCGCGGAGATGCAGCCCGCCGCCCGCGCCGCTGAGATCACCGCCATCCTTGCGGCAGCCATCATCCGCAGTACGACTGCGGAGCATCCAACAGAGAGTCGGGTTGGCCTTGGCTTCCTGCCCGACCAGCGCGTTCATGCAACCCCCTATCCACCGGAGCAGTTGTCATGAACGAGAAGTCAGCGTCCATCGCGGCGCAGATCGCCGACCTGGGTCATCTCCCGATGGCCGAGCTGTGGGTCCTGTGGGATCGGTACTTCGAGCGCCGGCCCGACCATCCGAATCGCACGCACGTCGAGTCCCGCGTCGCCTACAAGCTGCAGGAGGAGGTCCATGGAGGGCTGGCCCCGCAGACGCGTCAGCGCCTGGAAGCCATCGGCGCCAAGCACTCGAAAATCAGGCTGCGGGCCAAGCCGCGCACGTTCAGCTTCGCGCCCGGCACGGTGTTGCTGCGCGAGTGGGGCGAGCGCGAGCACAGGGTCACCGTCAACGCCGACGGCCACTTCGAGTACGAGGGCCACCGCTTCAAGAGCCTGACGGCCGTGGCACGCCATATCACCGGCCAGCACTGGAGCGGACCCCTGTTCTTCGGCCTGAAGGGAGGCGCCTGATGGTCGAGATCGCGTCTCCCAAGGCACGCAAGCGCTGCGCCGTGTACTGCCGGGTGTCGTCCGACGAGCGCCTGGACCAGGAGTTCAACTCCATCGATGCGCAAAAGGAGGCCGGCCACGCCTTCATCGCCAGTCAGCGAGCCGAGGGCTGGATTCCAGTACCCGATGACTACGACGATCCCGGCTACTCCGGCGGCAACACGGAGCGCCCGGCTCTGAAGCGCCTGCTCGCCGACATCCAGGCCCGACGCATCGACATCGTGGTCGTCTACAAGATCGACCGGCTCACACGCAGCCTCGCGGACTTTTCCAAGATGGTCGAGGTGTTCGAGAGACACGGCGTGTCGTTCGTGTCGGTGACGCAGCAGTTCAACACCACATCCTCGATGGGGCGGCTGACGCTCAACATCCTGCTGTCCTTCGCCCAGTTCGAGCGCGAGGTCACCGGCGAGCGAATCCGCGACAAGATCGCCGCGGCCAAGAAGAAGGGTCTGTGGATGGGCGGCGTGCCGACCATCGGGTACGACGTCGTCGAACGCCAGTTGGTGGTCAACGAGACGGAAGCTGCTGTCGTGCGGCGCATCTTCCAAGAGATGCTGACCATCGGCTCGCCCACCCAGATCGCGGCGCGTCTAACCGCAGAGGGCATCACCACGAAGGCCTGGACGACGCAGGACGGGCGGGTGCGCACCGGCACGCGCATCGACAAGAAGTACATCCACAAGGTGCTGCGCAACCGGATCTACCTGGGCGAGCTGTCGAACAACGGCACCTGGTACCCCGGCGTGCATCCGCCGGTCATCGACCAGGCCCTTTGGGATCAGGTGCACGCCGTGCTGGCCCGGGACAGCCACGCGCGGTCGGTGGAGACCAAGATCCGCTCCCGCAACGACGCCTTGTTGCGTGGCCTGCTGTACGCGCCCTCCGGCGAGCGGATGTATCCAACGTATTCGCGCAAGAACGGACGGAAGTACCAGTACTACGTGTCGAAGTCCGAGAGCCGTTTCGGCGCGCCGGGCAAGAGCTACGAGCGGCTCCCAGCGGCCGAGATCGAGGCAGCGGTGGTGGCGCAGATCCGCACCGTGCTGACCAGTCCAGAGTCAGTGGCTGCGGTGGTGCGGCAGATTCAGCGAAGCGGCTCGCCCATCGACGAGGCGACGACGGTACTTGCGATGGGAAGGCTCAACGACGTGTGGGACCAACTGTTCCCCGCAGAGAAGCATCGCATCGCCAACCTGATGATCGAGCGCATCGACCTGATCCACACCGACGAGTTGCAGGGTGTGAAGGTCAAGTGGCGTGAGCTTGGCTGGGACGCTTTGATCGGCGAGTTCGCGCCGGGCAGCGTGGGCGCCGAGTTGCTGGAGGTGGAGGGGTGAAGGGCGGCCTGCAGGAAACCTTCGTTCCATTGACGCTGCGGCGGCGCGGCGTGCAGCGGCTGATGCAGGCCCCGCCCGAGGCGCGCGAAACCCACGACAGCACCTTGATCGAGGGGATCGCACGGGCGTTCCACTGGCAGCGACTGCTGGACAGCGGCGTGATGACCAGCGGATCAGACATCGCGCGGGCGGAAGGGCTGCACCACTCCACCGTCAACGAACTGCTGCGGCTGACGCTGCTGGCCCCCGACATCATCGAGTTGCTGCTGGCTGGCCGACAGCCCCGTCGCATGACGCTAATGTGGTTTCAACGCCATCCGCTGCCAGTGGACTGGCAGGCACAACGCCAGGTCGTGGCCCGCTTCGAGGAGGATTTTTGAGCACGAAACACCGGGGGCGCTTCGAGGGTGCGCCGGTCACCCGGAAACTACCCGCGCCGGCAGGCGGCGTGAAGTTGGAGACCTTCGTGCCGTGGCGGCTGGTGCCTCGCGGCCTCAAGCGCGCGGTGATCACGCCGCCAGGCTCGGCGAAGGCGGTGGAGGCTTATTCGTCGTCGGCCGAGCCAACGCACGCAGTCGCCACGGACACGGCCTTGATGCGTTCGCTCGGGCTGGCGCACCACTGGCAGCGCCTGCTCGCCGAACAGCGCGCGGCGTCGGTGGCCGACATTGCGAAGGCCGAGGGGCTGGACACATCCCAGGTCCACCGACTGATGCGGCTGACCTTGTTGGCGCCAGAGGTGTTGGAGCGCCTGGTCGAGATGCCAGACCTGCCGGTCGAGCGGCTTCTAGGCCGCCCGTGGCCGTATGCCTGGGCCGATCAAGCCCGGGTGCTGGACACGATCCGCTGACCGCCAAGTTGCACCAGAGCCGCCATCGGGCGGCTTTTTTGTTGCCCGACGTCGCGCCGGTCGCCGTCGCGGACCAGTTGCCGATCCCAACCGACGCCCCTAAGCCGTTGAATCAGCGGGGAGTGGTCCGGGGAGCCCTCCACGGAGAGTAGAGAAAAACAGAGAACAGAGAGGCCCTGAGGGCCGGAGGGCGGCGTGGGTGCGGCCATCGCGTCCGCAAGATCACACTGCGAACACGCGCCAACACGTGGGGAACAGGCAAGAAAAAAGGCCAACCGAGAACGGTTGGCCTTGGGTAAATGGTGGAACCGGGGGGAATCGAACCCCCGTCCGCAAGCCATCACCGGACGGTTCTACATGCGTAGCTGTCTGATTTGAGTCTGAGG